CTTAACTACAAGCGGAACTAAGGAAATATTAGGCATTGTAGAATTAGACACATCGGAAAGATTCGTATGGGGCGACCCATGGGGCGAAGTATGGGATAGTGTTCAATATATTGATGCGAAAGGTTTTGTAATATCATCAAATGCTACTGATTTAGATATTAATGCAAGTGAAACAATAACCGGATTAATTGAAAAATTAGGTATTGTTAATTTAACAAGCGCCAATTTAATTAATATCACTCTTGAATGCGAAGTAAATGGCGAAGTAAGTTTAACTGAAACGCAAACAATCAATGTTAGTGGATATAAAGAAGTATCAGGCACAGTAAATTTATTAAGCGATAATACAATATCGACAACAGGACAGGTTGACTTTTTAGGAAGTGTAAGCCTGCAAGAAACACAAACATTAAATGCAAGTGGTAGTGTTGATGTTATAGGAACAGTAAACTTAGCTAATGCCGAAACAATTACCGTAAACGGAATATATAAAGCACTTGGAAGTTTAGACTTATCATTGGCACAGACCTTAGGCGTAAATGGATATAACGAAGTATTAGGCACTTTAGATTTAACCGAAACGCAAACAATAGCTGCAAGTGGCGAAGTGCAAAAGATAACACAAACTGATTTAACAATTACAGGAACTTTAAACACTACAGGAACAGCTATTGTATATGGCACACTTGACTTAATTAATAATTCTACTTTAGTTGCCGATGGTGATGTTTCAGGCGTATCAGAGGCACAAGTTAATTTAACAAGCGACAATACGTTAATCGTAACTGCTGAAAAAACAGCTAATGCAAGTGCAGATTTATTATTAACACAAACAATCACTGCAACAACAGAAGTTATTAAAAATGCGACAGTTAATTTAACTTCTACCGCAACATTGAATGTTTCAGGCAATATAGGCAATATAATATATGGACAAGTTAATTTAAGTTCAGCTAATGAAATAGCAGCAACGGGACATATTGAATTACAAGATAATGTAGATGCAGAAATAATATTTACAAACACAGTCGAAGCTACATTAATAAGAAATGCAGAAGTAACTCTTGTTTCAGATAATAGAATTAATGTAAATATATCTACTGCAATAACAGGTTCAGTAGATTTAAGTGTACTCCAAACAATAGACGCAGATGGTACGGTTGAAAAGTTAGGAATAGTAAACTTAATTAACAATGAAGTTGCTAATATTGTAGCTGAGTTTTATAAGGAAAGTACAGTAAATCTTAACAATGAAACAACATTCAATGTCGATAGTTTTATTGAGGCTATGGCATTAATTGACTTGAATATTTCTCCAGATGCCAATGTCAATGCTTTCCTAATCACAGAAAATTCTACCAACTTAATAGGCACAGCATACATTACTATTAATGGGTATGAGGTATTTTCTGAGGTAAATATAATATTTGATTTAAATTACCCTGAAGATATTGTGTTTGACTTGTTGGAATACAAAGATATTGCTATGAGTTTATCCGAACCACAAACCATATCGTTTAATTTAAAGGATTACTCATATTTGATATATGACTCAATATTAGGAGAGTATAGGAGATAAAAATGGATATAAATTTCATGGTTTTCGTAGCAGTTATATTCGCAATATTTGCGGTAACTGTTATTTTTTTAGTCGTTTGTCTGAATAAAAAAGATAAATATACAAAGTAGGATATTAGAGATAATATCTTTTTGTTTTCGAGGTGAGCTATGAATGAATGGGTAAAAGAATACTGGGTTAAAACTCTATTTGGCGGAATAATAAGCGGTTTTGGAGCATTGACATTGTGGGTTAAGAAGAAATTTAAACGGTTAGAATTGCTTGAATGTGGGGTTCAAGCTCTATTAAGAAATGAAATTGTAAAAGAATATAATCACTGGATAGAAAAAGAATATTGCCCTATTTACGCAAAAGACAATATAAAAAATATGTATATACAATATCACGGCTTAGGGCAAAATGGTGTAATTGATGATTTATATGAAAAGATTTTAGATTTACCAACAGAAAAACCAAAAGAAAAGGAGTGTTGAAAAATGAAAGTAACAGAAAGATTGACAAAGTTAATTGATGTTAAAAGCATAGTTACATTGGCATTGACATTTACGTTTATATCAATAGTATTGGCACAGCTTGATATAAAAGATAATGTATTTCAATTATTTAACACTTTAATATCAACTGTTTTTGGTTATTACTTTGGGAAAAAAGATTCCAAAGAAACCAATTAGGATGTGATGATTGAATGTTAATAAATAATGGAATTGTTTCTTCAAACGATTTAAAAATTATACAATCATTAATTCCTGTAAAGCACAGTAAAGCAAGACCAAAATATTCTATGCAAGCTAAATATATAACTGTTCATAATACAGGCAATGCAGGGGCAACAGGTAAACAAAATGCTGATTATGCAGTAAATCAAAACGAATATAAATCATGGCATTTTACAGTAGGCAATAATGAAGTTTATCAACACTTGCCTATAACAGAAAGTGGTTGGCATTGCGGCGATGGTGAAAACGGAACAGGTAACAGAAATTCAATAGGCATTGAAATAGCAGAGGTTTACGGTGCTGATAGAACGGCAATAAAATTTATAGCAGAATTGATTAAAGCTACTGGAATTAGCATTGACAAAGTTGTTTCTCATAAAAATTGGAGTGGTAAAAACTGTCCAAGATTGATTCTTCCGCATTGGGATAGTTTTATTGAGGATATAAAAAAAGAGATAGGGGATGATAATACGAAAGTTGAATATATGAAATATAAAAATGGCATGACTGAATTAAAAGGTAATGCAGCAGATTTAGTATGTGAAATCGTCAATAAAAAAATTTGGGATATAACTGAATTTACTAATTGCATGAATGGGACATTCTTTTATCCTGATGGCAAAGGTGGATTATATTCAACAAGTATTTTATATGTTGAAGGCAAGACGTATCAAGATACGGCTAATCATTATTGGAATTTTGGCACCCCGCAATCTGTTTTCATAGTTTATAAAGACAATACGGTTGATTTAAAGAGAATTAAATTCTTATCAGAATTAGATTTAAGTAAAGTAAGATTGGCTATTGGTGGTGTTGGATTAAGAAATACACAAGACCCTAATTTTTATTATAGTCCTGTAAGCGAAGGATTTAAAGCAGGTTATAACCTTAAAGGCGAATGGAAAGACTTCACAGACGTTTTGAGAAAAACTAATAAATCCGTATTAGGTTATAATAAACGATTAAATAAATGCTACTTATTGACTGTTCCAAATGTTGCCCATGGCGAACTAATTAAAATAATTTCTGATAATTCAACAGGAGAAGCTTACGATATTGCCATATCGGTGGATGGCGGAGGTAGTTCTTTCCAAGACTTTAATTGGGAATATGTATTCCAAGGCGAGAATACAAGACGAATACACAACATATTAAGGTTTAAATAGGAGGTAAAATGGATATAAACAATTTAATGATATTCGTAGCGGTTTTATTTGCGATATTTGCAATAACTGTTATTTTTTTAGTAATTTGTCTTAATAAAAAAGACAAGCAGTTTAGCGTAGAGAGAACAGACTATCTCAACAGAATAATGGCAAAAAACACCCCTGAATATGTAACTTTAACAAAGTCAAAAGAACCCAAAATACTTACTGATGCTGAAATATTGGGTGATGATAAGTACAACGGAGTTCTTAATTAAAAACAAACCACGAAAGGTGGTGATGAAATTTGTATAACGACATATACGGAAAAATAAGCACTCCTTTACAATTTATGCAAGGTTTCGCTTATAAGCATTATAACGAAAAGAAGCCACGAAGGTATAAAAGAAGGTTGATTACCGAAACTGATAAAATTGCTTATGTAAAAAATGAATATGAGCGTAGACGTATGGAACGTTTGTACTTTGAATTAAGGTGGCAATTAAATATGGCTTTTATCGAAGGAGAGCAATACCAGTATATTTGTAATATTACAAATGATTTAGTTGAATATCCTAAACTGTTAAAAGCACAGGAAAGAGAAGCATACAATCATATCTTGCCTATATGGCTTACAAGGTTAGCAAAACTGTCAAGACTAAATCAAATATACAAAGCAAGACCTTCAAGTCAAGACGCAGATGATGTTAATAATGCCTATATAACAACAAAAATACTTGATTCATGGGCAAATAGCAACAAATTAAACAAAGCACAATCTACCGCTAACGCATGGGCTGAAACTACGGGAACGGCAATATGGAAAAATATTTGGGACCCAAATGAGGGAATGAAGTTAGGACTTACTATGGACAATGAAGGCAGACCCGTCTATCAGAGAGAAGGAGAACCGGTTAATGTAGTATGTTCACCTTTTGAGATATTTCCCGATAGTTCGTATAATTCCGATATTGAATACTGTAAATCAATTATCCATGCAAGGGCAGTTGATGTTGATTATATATACGATACCTTTGGAGTGGATTTACAAGGAACTAAACTTAACATATTTGGCAGAAATGCTTTATTTAATCTTAATAACTCTAAAATGGGAGTTGATTCAAAACAAAAAGATGAAGTAATAATGTTGTATGAATATTACGAGATACCTTCAAAGGAATTTCCTAACGGGAAACTAATTATATGTTGCGATTATCACGATAAGCTTTTATATGAAGGAGATTTACCGTATATTAATTCAAAATACAACAATAGAGCGTTACCATTTGTTTTACAGCGTTCAATCATTAGACCGGGGTACTTTTGGGGGAAAACTATTATCGACAGTTTAATACCTGTTCAAAGACGTTACAATGCCATTAAAAACCGTATAAGCGAATATATGAAATCTGCTGCAATAGGAGTTGTTATCGTAGACGCAGCTACCGCAGAATTAAATAACCTTGACAGCGAAGGAATAGCACCGGGAGATATGCTTATTTACAATAAATCAGACGGAACGCAAATTCCTACATATATGCAATCTCAAGGCATGCCTGCGGAGTTTTTCAACCAAGAGCAAACCGATTTAGTAAACTTCACTAAAATAAGTGGAGTGAGTGAAATATCAAGAGATAGCACAGTACCAACGGGAGTTGAAAGCGGACGGGCATTAAATATTTTAAACGAACAAGACGAAACTAGACTACATTTAACAGCAGTTGGTATTCAAGACAGTATGTTAGAAGTAGCAAGACAAACATTATATCTGTATAAACAATTTGCAGAAAACGAAAGAATACTTAGAATATCAGGACGAGTAAATTCAGTTAAAACAATCTATTGGAACAAAAACACTATAACAGCAGACGATATTATTATCGAAGGTGTTGCAAGGATAAGCGAAAGTTTATCACAGAGAAGAAATCTAATAATTAATTTATTGCAGTACGGTATGTTCAGAGATGAAAGAGGAGCGATTGACGACAGTAAAATACTTGAAATGCTTGAATTTGGAGACACGAATGTTGGAATGGATTCCAAGCGGATTGAAAAAACAAAGAGTAATGAACAAAATATAAAAATGTCAATGGGACAACCACAGCCAGTAGAGTTTTTCGAGTTGCATGATGTTGCGGTAGAAACGCATAGAGAATTTATGCTAAGTTCAGAATTTGAGGTATTACCGCCTGAAATTCAAGAGATATTCAAAATGCACATAGCAGAACATATGAAATATATTCAACAAGCAATGATGCAACAACAAATGCAAATGCAACCAAAACCACAAGGCAAACCGATTGATTTAGAAAAAAGACAAGAGAATGGAGGAATTTAATGTTACGAAAATTTATGCAGAAACTTAACTTACAGTTGTTTGCAGAGCAACCAACAGGACAACCGCCACAGGCACAACCAACAGGACAAGTACCCGTTCAGCAGCC